TATGCGTTTATGCAAAGTGAAGAAAAAAAACTTGACAAATCAAAAAATCAGTGATAAAATATTATTATTAATAACTCATATAAGGAAATATTATGGAACTATCTAAAGAAACACAAGACATTCTTAAAAATTTTTCTGAGATAAATCAATCTCTTGCTTTTAAACAAGGGTCTGAAGTAAAGACAGTCTCACCTCAAAAAAATATTTTAGCAACTGCTAAAGTTAAAGAACATTTTCCACAAGATTTTGCTGTTTATGAATTGAATAAATTTTTGGGAACATTGGCTATGTTCAATAAACCAACATTTGAATTTAATGGTAATCATGTTAAAATGAGTGAAGGAAAGAAGAGGGTAAAATATATCTATGCTGATCCAAGTATGTTTGTTTCTCCACCTGAAAAAGCAATTGAATTTCCTCAACCTGAAATTGAATTTGATTTAACACAATCAGACTTAGATTCTTTATTAAGAGCATCAGCAGTTCTTCATCTTCCAGAAATTGGAGTTGTGGGAAATGGTTCTAAAATGGAACTTACTGTTATGGATGTTAATAATTCATCTACTGATGAAGTTGGAATTGAAGTTGGTGATACAGATAAAACATTTAAAGTTGTTTTTAAACATGAAAATCTAAAATTAATGAGAGATGATTATCATGTTCAAATTTCTTCCAGAGGAATATCACATTTTAAAGCAAAGGCAATTGATATTCAGTATTGGATTGCAACTGAATCATCTTCAAATTTTGGGTAATTATGGCAAAGCAAAAGAAAATTTACAATCTTCTTTTTACTAGAAAAAATTCTACAATGACAATGACTAGAGTTTTTAAAACTAAAAAGGAAGCAAATGCAGAAGCAAAAATTATAAAAGAAAATCCAGCTTTAGAATTTTTAGAAATAACTGAAACAAAAGTAGGAGCATGAATCAAGACATTCTTTGGGTAGAAAAGTATAGACCACAAACAATTCAAGATTGTATTCTTCCAAATACCATTAAAGATTCTCTACAAGAATTTGTAGATAAAAATCATGTTCCAAATCTTTTACTTTCTGGTGGAGCAGGTATTGGTAAGACTACATCTGCGGTTGCACTTTGT